GGTTTGAGAACCTTGAGGGGGAGCACAACGCTTTCATTAAGTATCTAGGCGAGAGACTTAAGTGGGTAGTGCCTAACACCGCTCACAAACTGTATCGAACCTACGATCCTGAAATGAGGGATCCTCTCACCTTCAGTCAGGTAGTCCAAACACAGCTTGGCCCTATCGGTGCAGTAATAGAGGAAGCTTCGGGTGTGAAAACATCCAAGGCTTATGACGTGCTTGGTAATGTACGAACGATTACCGACACAGGCGCACTCTGGAATATCTTTTCTACGGCTTCTATCGAAGAACGCCAGAAAGGACGTTCGGAGGAGGAATTACAAATTCTTCGGGAAATGGATCGCTTGGCTAGGGTTACCGGCGCAACGTTCAGTCACGGCTACAAACACCCCATGACCGGCGACTTGGACCTTAGAACTGTTATGACAAAGGACGGTTCTAAAACCTTGTACGACCGTTGGATGGAGATTTACCGTGAGCTTGATCCTGTTACTGCCTTGGGTCCAGTGGTGAACGCTCCGTTGCCTGACGGCACTTTCGAGACGAAAGCCGCGAAGGTAGAGACTATCCAGCGAATCCTCAAGGATTACCGGGACATTGCCTTTAAGCGCCTGATGACTGAGGAGGAGGGTTTAACCGAACGTTTCATTCAGCACACCATAAGGGAGTCTCAAGCGAAAGGTGGTCTGTGGGACTACGGACGCAAAGAGAATCCACCACAGTTTTTGAAGTGATTAACCAGAGGGGGCTTCGGCCCCCTTTTCTTTTATCGAAGGTATGAAATTTAATGGCACTTGCTAGGGTTATCACTACACAACAGGTAGAAGGGAATAAGAACTTCACTGTTCCGTTCCCCTATTTGCACCCGTCAGATATTGTCGTGCGGGTGGACGGTGTGGAAACGCCATTCTCGTGGCTTAATCCGAACACGATTCATATCGATCCAGCGCCGCCGGTAGGCTCCATCGTCTATATCCAGCGGGAAACCCAACGGACAAACCTGCTGGTCAACTTCAAGGACGGCTCTACGCTTACTGAGTCGGAACTGAACCTGCTTGCCATCCAAAACTTCTACTTGGCACAGGAAGCGTTTGACCGTGTACAGGACTCTATTGCCGACAACGGAAAACTAGAACTTGACGCTGGTGACCGCCGCATAATCAACGTAGCGAATCCTATAGACGGTGGAGACGCCGTTAATAAACGCACGCTTCAATATGAGTACCCGATGGTGGAAACCGTTGCCAAGAACATCGGTATGGTCAACATCGTCGGTAGTGACTTAAGTAGCGTCGGGTTCCTGCGGATGGACCTTGGGTACATCACCGATGAACCCAAGGTAGAGATCGAAGGGGAAACCAGTGCGATCCGGGCGGTAGCAGAAATTAAGAACAGTGTCCAAACGGTGTCCTACAGCATCGGACAGGTGCGGGCTGTTGGTGACAACATCGATCACGTAGTGAATGTCTCTGAGAACATCGATGATGTGATCCGTATCGGGCAGGACATTGCTACGGTTATTGAGACCGCCGAGCCTTTGCTAGATGCTCTTGATGCAATCAAAGATACAGCGTCTATTAAAGACGATGTAATCACGGTAGCGGCTACTAAGGATACCATCGAGCACGTTTCGGAACACATTGAGGATATTCTTGCTGTACCAGCATTGGCTGCTACGGCTTCTAATGCTGCCGCTGCTGCTGAGGCAAGTGCAACTAAGGCTGAAGTACTCGTCGGCGCTGTTGATCTACCTAAAGGTGTAATTCCGGTTTTTGATAGACCATCACTTGACTTAGGATTAACTTGGGAAAGAAATCTAGATAATTTAGTTACCTACAACAGGTTAGGTCCGAAAACGTACTTTGACAAATACGGCATTCTCCGGACCGCCGCCGACAATGAGTGGCCGCTCGAATACGACCCGATCACGCACGAGCCGTTAGGGCGCAGTGTATGGGAGGCGCGGACGAACCTGCTGAAGTATTCGGAGCAGTTTGATAACGCGACTTGGACTAAAAGTAGTAACACAACGGTTACTGGCGGTGCTGCCCTAGCGCCCGATGGTACGACTACTGCGTGTGCGATACAGGGAACTTCCGGAACCGCAATCAAACGGGTTTATCAATGGCACGCCACATCGGATCAGGGGCCGTGGACGTTTTCAGTGTTCCTCAAGGCGGGCACTGAGAAAAACGCATTAGTAAACATCATTGGCCTGAATTCAGGCGTCACTGTTGGTCAGTTACGCGGGAGAGTTAACCTAGAGACTGGAACATTCTCTGCGGTTGATAGTGAGGGTATCGGTTCCGGCGCAACGATCACGCTTCTACAGGAGTTGCCCGGGGGGTGGTGGCGAGTAGGAATAACTGGACATTTCGCTGGAGATTTAACGCACGTTCGGGCCGAGGTGTGGCTTGATGGCTATACCAGCACAACGAGCACTGGCAATCTCTACGCTTGGGGCGCTCAACTCGAAGCCGGTTCCTCTGCCTCCCCCTACATCCCAACCTCTGGCTCTGCTGTCACTCGCTCGGCTGAGGTGGTGTCGATCACGGGTGCGAATTTCTCGCGGTGGTTCAACCCGGATGAAGGGACGTTTGTCGTTAAGGGATCGTCAACCCGAACTGATTCCAATATCACATTCGTTCAGGCAAGAAATGAATCGAACTCTGGTGAGGTTCGCATCCTGCGTGGGATGACTAGCGCATATGCCTCTCTGCTGTTCGTGAGAGACGACAGCATTGGACAGGCGATAAACGTTGCCCAAGTGGGGACGCCGATCGACGGCACAACGTACACAATCGCGGCGGCGTACAAGCGTAACGATCTGGCGATAAGTCGAGACGGGGCCGCGCCGACGACGCATACAGCAGCCGAGGTGCCGGGCGGCTTAGATCGTTTCTTCATCGGCAGCAACAACGGCGCCAGCCAATTCATCAACGGCCACATCCGCCGCATCGTGTACTACCCCAAGCGTCTGAGCAATGCTGAGTTGGAAGCACTCTCCACGCCAAACGCGGCGGTGCCCGGTGGATACCTTCGCCGTAACGCAACTAACGATGGTTATGAAACCGTATCCATCAAAGAGCTAGCTGCTGATGTGCTACAAGAACGTTCTATTACGTCAGACATGCTGGCTTCTATTATTGATTTAGGGAGTATTTAAGGAATGACAACTGCCCTTCAATTACGACGAGGGACAACTGCACAACACAGTAGCTTTGTCGGAGCACAAGGCGAAGTAACGGTAGATACCGATAAGAATGTCGTGGTGGTTCACGATGGGGTTACTCCCGGAGGAACCCCGGCTGCGAAAGAATCTGACGTTGCCGTTCGTGTTCGATTCGACACGGACGAACAGGGCCTTACCAGTGCACAACAAGCCAACGTCCGAAAGAACATCGGACTGGACAAGGTAGCCAACAAAGACCTTAGTAACGTCCCCAACTATCCACTAGCGACTACACAAGAGGCTTTGGATGGTGTAGCCGACCGTCTCATTTCACCTGACAAGGTACATGAGATTGTCGCGGCGAAGGCGAGCAGCGTGCCTATCGGTATGCCGTTCCCTGTGTGGACTCACATCGGTGCACCAGCGCCTCAACCGGCGGAGAACTTCATTCGTCTGGTAGCCGGTCAATCAGGGCCGGGAGGTTACAACGAAGGAAAACTCCACTCTGAAGCTGTGTCTGGCACTTCTCCTAACGTAACCGCCACCGCGGTTATCAACGCATTGGGAAGTCCCCTGCACGGCCAGACGGTACACCTGATCGAAACCGAAGAGCGGTTTATCCGAGCGGGTTATTCGGGGCGTTTGCAGGATAGTGCAAACCTAGCGCACGGTCACTCTGCCACGTTCTCTGGAACAACAAACTCGGCGGGTGCCCACACGCACACGATACTGGCGGTGGAGGATGCCGGGAGCACTACTGGGTCGTGGATTTTGACGGGGGGATCGGACAGCTTCAAAGGAACAACAAACTCGGCTGGTGCTCACACCCACACTGTATCAGGCACCGTTTCTATTGGCAGTAGTGGCGATGCGGAAGCTCGTCCGCGCAACATCGGCGCTTCGTACTACATGAGGATTCGATAATGACAATGACCTATTACGCAGTAGAAAACGGAATCGGCACCGGTGAAGTACCCGAAGGTGGCATCGAGATTACCGCTGAACAATACATCGAAGCGTTGGACGCTATTGCTGAGGGCTATGTGATCAGTGTTGAAGGCGGTGAGCTTGCTTTCATTGCTCCTCAAGAACCCGAGCCTGAACCGGAAGAACCGGAAGAACCTGAGCCGGAAGAACCTGAACTGACGCCGGAAGAAGAACTACAGCGCTGGCGTGATGAAATGCAAGTGTCTCGCTTGCAGGCTCGCATGGCTCTACACACGTTCGGACTCTTTGACTCTGTCGATGCAATGATGAACGATCCTGAGACTCCTTTACTGTACCGGGAGGCTTGGCTTAACGCCCAATACTTCCGCCGTATGAGTCCTACGGTTCTCGCTATGGCCGCTCAACTTGGGTTGTCTGAGGGTCAACTGGATGAGCTGTTCCTCTTTGCATCAAGTATCGAGGCTTAGTGGTTGAGAGAAATGCGAGACGATCTTTCAACTTACGAAATCATGGGAGCTATGGGGTTGGTCGGAATCATCGCTGCTATCGGTCAACTTCTGGCCTCCAAGGAAAAGCTGACGGCCCGAATCGTGATCGGTCGTGTACTCTCAACGACTGCACTTGCGATGAGCGCAGGTGGATTGATGTTGTGGTTTGCCGATCCTCATCCGCTTGCACTCATCGGGACATCGGCTGCACTGGCGTCGCTAGGTACCAGCTTCTTAGAGCGACTGGTTCAGCGAAAGGTGTTTGGAATTAAGTAAGGAGATTTCCATTGGCTGCTTCCACTGAATCCTTGGAAACCCTTCACGAACTTGTCACTCAGGAACTCACCAAGCGAATCCGCAATGGTGAGGCTACGGCTGCCGACATTGCTCAAGCCATCAAACTCCTGAAGGACAACGGGATCACCGCGATTCCTACCGAAGATAACTCTTTGGGCAAACTGATGGGTTCCCTAGCGGATCGACTTCCGTTCACCAATACGGACGGTCCTATCCCGCATTAAAGCCTCTCTGGCTTCACCACAGCCCCGTGGTGGCGTTTAAATACCTTCGGGTATAGGTACCCATAGGTGGGTGCAATTGAACGCCTCTACGGGGCTATTTTTCGTTCTGACGCTATATGAGTAATTACCACGTTCCTAAAGAACTACACGACTTCAGGAACTTTCTTTATCTGGTCTGGGTGTACCTGTGGAACGCAGGCGCAATCGTAGCGAAAACCCCGGACCCAACTGTCACTCAGTACGACATTGCGCATTACCTACAGACTGGTCCCCGGCGAAAGGTCATTGAGGCTTTCCGGGGTGTAGGTAAGTCTTGGATCACTTCAGCCTATGTGTGCTGGAAGTTGCTCCTGAATCCAAACCTTAACTTCTTGGTGGTGTCTGCGTCCAAGGAACGGGCGGATCAGTTCACGATCTTTACGAAACGACTGATCAACGAAATGCCGCTCCTCCACCACTTACGACCCCGAGAGGATCAGCGGAACTCCAACATTGCATTCGATGTTGGCCCGGCTGGTATCTCCCATTCCCCTTCGGTTAGGTCCGTAGGGATCACCGGTCAGCTAACCGGGAGTCGTGCAGACGAAATCATTGCTGATGACGTTGAATCGCTGAACAACTCGCTGACTCAGTTGATGCGAGATCAGTTGTCCGAACGGATCAAAGAGTTTGACGCCATCATCAAACCGGGAGGTAAGATCACCTTCCTTGGCACCCCGCAGACAGAAATGTCGATCTACAACCAACTGGGTATGCGGGGGTATGACATTCGTATCTGGCCCGCGCGAGTACCGGCAGACCCCGATAAGTACGGTGGTAAGCTGGCACCTTCAGTGATGGACCTGATCGAGCGTGGTGTTGCACCGGGAACACCTACAGACCCCACCCGGTTCACCAATGAAGACCTGTTGGAACGAGAGGCTTCCTATGGCCGCTCAGGGTTTGCCCTTCAGTTCATGCTGGATACCAGTCTTGCCGACCAAGATCGGTACCCGTTGAAGCTGTCCGATCTGATCGTGATGCCTCTGGATACCCGCATGGCACCCCTTAAGGTGGTGTGGAGCAATGGCCCTGAGTACATCGTCAATGACGTTCCGACTATCGGACTGGCAAACGATCGGTTCTACCGGCCCATGTGGGTTGATAAGGACATGGCCGAGTACACCGGCTCGATGATGTACATCGACCCTTCAGGTCGGGGTTCTGATGAGACAGCCTATGCGGTCACGAAGATGCTCAACGGCTGGATTTACTTGGTGGACGTAGGGGGGTTCAAAGGAGGGTATTCGTCAGAGACCCTTCAACAACTGGCACTCAAAGCCAAGGAACACTCAGTTAACGTAGTGCAGGTCGAACCCAACTTCGGGGACGGCATGTTCACCGAGTTGTTCAAGCCGGTGCTCTTCAAGGTTCACAAGTGCCGTCTGGAAGAAGGGGAGAGGGCGACGATGCAGAAAGAACGACGGATTATCGACACCCTTGAACCTGTAATGACCCAGCACCGCCTAGTTGTGGACAAGCGACTCATCAAGAAGGACTACGATTCAGCCAGCGAGCCTGCTTATTCCCTGTTCTACCAGATGACGCGTATCACCAAGGACAAGGGATCACTCCGTTACGATGACCGTCTGGACGCTCTGGAAGGCGCTGTCCGGTACTGGATCAACGCAATGGCGCAGGACACCGAGATTGCCGCCCAGAGACACCGAGATGAAGCTCTGCAACGTGAACTTGAGAGGTTCATTGATGGGGTTCTCGGGAAGGATAGATTCGGGAGTAACCGAAATACGTGGATGCAGGTCGTCCAGTAGTACGTCTCTGGCTTGTTTTAAGGCCCGTAGAGGCTCTATCAGAGGTGGGGATAGGGGTAAGGTAGTCCGACCACCTTTTAGCGCCTCTACGGGCTTCTGGTGCGGTCTGGTGGCAGGTACTAAAGTTAATCTTTGGTTGGTCCGACGAAAGGGCCTTACGGCCTCCTGACATGGTGTGTAATTAAGCCTTTTCTACGATGTTTAATAAAACTTTGAAAATAAAGAAGAAATTAATTATGTTGCTATTACGGGGGAAGGGGGAAAGGGGGATGGGGGAGTAAAGGGGTAAGATGAGGGTAAACCTTAAGGGTCCCTTATCTTTGTCTTTAGAGTTCCCGACAGGGTAGTTTTAAAGTTTATATAAGGTTATTTAAGGTTATAGATAAGGTTAAAACACATAAGTAATCTTATATAAACATCAATACACAGGAGTAACACTCCTGATTATCTATAGTAGGCGGTTGCAAGGATCGTCTTAGGGGTATCAGTAGTGGCTCAATAGATGAGCCTGAGGGGGACCGGAAGATTTTTCTGGAAAAAATCTGAGAGGGTACCCCGCGTTGGCCCACTAGCCGCTTCCCCCCGTATGGGCGGTCGGCCCGAAATAACTGCTAGTCACGCCCTACATCACGCCACAAAACACGCCACATACTATATCCAAGTCATTGATTCACATAAGGTTATCATTAGATAATCAATCTAATGATACTTCCTTTCGCCGGTTCTGGCAAGCTTTCCCTATTCTCTAGACCATCATAGGGTTTTTTCTTCAGAGGCTCATGCGGTGAGCCTGCGGTGAATATATTTGCGATGCGCTGGCGCGGCAACCTAAGACCACCATCAGACCACCATCAGACCACCATCAGACCACCATCAGACCACCATCAGACCACCATCAGACCACCATCAGACCATCCTCCGCTTCTTCCTCTGATTCTTCCTCTGATTCTTCCTCTTTCCATCCTCTAGACCATTATCGATTTCATCGATATCTTCGACAATCATTATTAATGAAACAGTACTTGACTTTAGATTTCGATCCATGTTTTAATTCGTCCCGTCACTAATCGTGATTAACTATCCACGCGAGTAACAGACACGGAGGAAAGAACATGCAACGCGATCGCCTCGGCGCCATTCTCTTTGCGGTGTGGATTGGATTCACCGTTGTCATGACGGTACTTAATGCACACCTATTC